TATTTTACCACCGCCCTCCCTTGGCCTCAGAAGTTTACGGCCCCGAGTGTGGCTATTGGTGGTTTAGCTCCCGTTAAGGGTCTTGGTTTTCTGACTGGTGGTACTCCCACTACCGTTGCCGCGACCTTTAATGAGACGGCTCCTACGGGTACAACTCCTAACCCGTGGCCCCAGGCCTCGTATTCTGCTTATTATCCGGGCAATAACGCGAATATTGGTGTCCGTGCGGCGTACAATGGTTCGCAGTATGGTCCTCAGGTGTTTGCCGATTTGTCGTCCGCTACTGGTGTGTCTATTAATACGCTTCGTCAGGCTTTTCTGACGCAACAGCTTTTGGAGCGTGATGCTCGTGGTGGTACTCGCTACACTGAGATCATTCGAGCGCATTTTGGCGTAGTTAGTCCCGATGCGCGGCAGCAGCGTCCCGAGTATATTGGCGGTGGGCAGTCCATGGTTTCTATCACGCCGATTGCTAATACGTCCAATACGTCGACGGGCGCGCTTTCCGCTACTGGTTCGGCGGCTGGATCTCATCGGGCGTCGATTGCGGCGACCGAGCATGGTTATGTCATTGGTCTGGTTAATGTCCGTGCTGAGCAGTCGTATTCGCAGGGTTTGCACAAGATGTGGACTCGTACCTCCCGGTACGATTTCTACTGGCCTTCGCTTGCTCAGATGGGCGAGCAGGCTATCCTGCGTCAAGAGCTGTACTGCACGGGTAACGATACCGATGATGCGACTATTTTTGGTTATCAGGAGCGTTGGCAGGAGTACCGTACTCGGTATTCTGACATCACGGGTGTTTTCCGGCCTACTGCTCCGACTAATATCGATGAGTGGCATATTAGCGAGGCTTTTGCTACGGCTCCCGTTCTTGGCACTACGTTTATTGAAGATCAGACGATGAATACGCTCGATCGTGTGTTGCAGGCGGGTGCTACTGCACGTACGAATAATCAGCAGTTTTTCGGCGACTTCCTGATCGAGCGTGATGCTGTTCGTCCGCTTCCGATGTATGGGACTCCTGCTACTCTTGGTCGCTTCTAATGGACTGGAAAAAGCTCGGCAAATCCGTTCTCGGTGCTATGGGGCCACTCGGCTCCATAGCATCGGGTGTTCTTTCTGCGGGTGGTCAGATTCTTACCAACCGCGCTAATAAGGCTATGGCGCGTGAGCAGATGGCGTTTCAGGAACGGATGTCGTCTACGGCTGTTCAGCGGTCCGCCGCTGACTATGCGGCGGCGGGTTTTAATCCGATTAATGCGGTGAACAATGCGGCGTCTAGTCCTGGTGGTGCGTCCGCTGTAATGGGTGACGCTATTGGCGCGGGTTTGTCGTCCGCTCGTAGCTCTCGTGTTTTGCAAAAAGAGTTAGCGCAGGGCGCCCAGACTCTTGCTTTAACGAAAGCGCAGACGAAGGACGCTGAAAACCGCGCGGCTATTAGCGGTAATGAGCGGACGTTATCTGATATGATCACCAAGGCTACGACCGCCGCGTATTCTGGTCAGTCTATGGCGTCTTCGCCTGTTTGGAATTTGGTTAATGCGCGTATTGCTCGTGAGATTGGAGACTCTAACGCTATTGCTTTGAATAATCAGCGCACCGCGCAAGTAATGAGGCATAGCGAAGCTCAGTTGCCTTATATGCTTCGGCAAATGTCGTTGGATAATTTGATTGGTATGTATAACTCGGTGAGTGCTGGCACCGAGGCTAAGTATCAAGGCGATTACGGCGTAAAGAGCCGGCTAATTCGTGATGGTGTTAACGTGACGAATTCTGCTCGTTCTATTTCTGACATTTTGGGTGACCTGTTTAATCAAGGGATGGAGACTCGTTCGGTCGAGACTACCTCCCGTAACAAAGGCGTTACTACTCGGACGTCAACGCGTGTTGACGCTCCTCGTCCACGTTTCCGTCTACCTCGAGGCCGTTAATGCATTACGAAAAGGACTACAAGCTCAGCCGTAGCGTTTGGACTAAGTTTGATCCCAAGGAGGATGTCGCGCGGCAGGAATTCCGCGCCGACTGCGATATTCAGACTCTGTTGGCTCGCCACGGCGCGTTTCAGCCGCTCCGTCCGGCTGTTTACGGCGAAGTGGACTTCGACGTTTCTTATTCGGATCTGGCCCAGGCTGAGATCCGGGTGGCTCAGGCGGCCGCCGATGCAGGCGTCTCGACTGAGGCGTTTTTGGACGGCTTCTTGCCGTCTAATCAGCCGTCAGACGCCTCGGAAGTCCCTTCCGAGGGGTCGGACGGCTCGCCAAGCGATAGCGCGGCAGTTGGGCAGGCTTGACGCCTGCCCGTAAGCACATATCTTATACTTGATAGATATGTGCTTACTGACAGGTAGGTTTGTTGTTCTCGATGTCTTGTTGGTGTCGCTTGCTTCCCCGCCGTTAAAGTAATTTGTGAAGTGTCTTGACGTAACTTTACTGATTACATATTATCGGCATTCATACCTTTGTCGAGGGTTTTCCGATGCGTCGTCCGGTCTCTGGTAGTCGTGCTAATCGTCGTTTCAAGGGTCGTTCGTCTAAGACGGCTAAGCTCAACCTGATGAATCCCCGCCGCGGCGGGTGGCGTCTGTGAGTCAATGCCCTGTTTTTATCCTCTCCCGGCGTACCGATTGGTCGGGGGTAGCCTGTCCCTTAAAGAGCCCCTCGAGGAGTCTAAGATCGCAGAGAGGCTTCGGCTCCCTTGTGGCGGCTGTCTTGGCTGTCGTATGTCGCGGGCCAGAGAATGGGCGTTGCGTTGTGAACTCGAATCTAAAAGCCATTCTCAGACGTGTTGGGCCACGCTGACTTATGATGATGCCCACCTGCCGCCTACGCTCCGAAAAGATCACCTCTCCGGGTTTGTTAAACGCCTCCGATCCCGTATTGAGCCTCACAAAGTTCGGTTCTTCGGTTCGGGCGAGTATGGGGAGACGTTCGGACGGCCTCACTATCACATCATTTTGTTCGGCTTGCAGGACTCGCCACATATACAAGGTGCGTGGCCTTTCGGCTTCTCCCGTGTCGATCCGTTAACCTCAGCCGCTATTGCGTATGTCGCAGGATATTGCAGTAAAAAAATTGGATTCAAGCTCCAACGCGAGGAGCGAGTCGATCCGGCTACGGGCGAGATCTACACTTGGACACCGCCTTTTGTCCTTATGTCTCGTAACCCTGGTATTGGTGCTGACTATGGCGTTTATCGTAACAGTTGGCGCAAGAGTGCTGTCTACAATGGAAGTGAAATCGGCGTACCGCGATACCTACACAACTTTTGGAAGCGAGAGGCTTCCGAGGAGGAAATCGAGGCACTACGACAAGAGCGAAGGGAGATCCCCCGAGATCTCACGAAAGAGCGTTTGAAAGCGTTGGAAATCATCGCCGTTAAACGGCAGTCCCTCAAAGCTCAGGAGCGAAAGTATGACTAAGGGTATTTACGCGATCTACGACAAGTCGGCTCAGGCTATTGTCGGTGGTTTGCATCTGTACGTCAATGATGCGGCGGCTATTCGGTTTTTTGGTGACGTTGCGGTAGATCCGCAGACGTTTGTCGCTCGGCATATTGAGGATCATGACCTCATCAAGATTGGTGTGCTGGACGAAGTGAATGCGCTTGTGACGGATTGTTTGCAGTATGTCGAAGTGATTACGGGTACTGCGTGGAAAGCGGCTCAGACTTCAACCGAGGGTGATAAGTAATGTCCATTCGTGCGCCTATGCGTCGGCTCGTTTCTCAGGAGTCGGCGGCTCTGATTCAATCGCCTAACGTTCCCCGTTCGCGGTTCATGGGTTCGTTTATGCGTAAAACGGCTTTTAATGCGTCTCTCCTCGTCCCGTTTCTTGTTGATGAGATTCTCCCGGGTGATGTGATTCGGTATAACGTGACTGCGTTTATTCGGCAGTCTACGCCGTTTGTTCCCGTGATGGATAACCAGCGGGTTGAGACGTTCTTTTTCTTTGTTCCTAATCGGCTTGTGTGGTCGAATTGGAAGAAGATGATGGGTGAGCAGACTACTGCGGGTGATAGTATTGGGTACGTTGTTCCCCAGTTGGTTAGCCCTGCTGGTGGTCATCCTGTGTCGTCTATTTATGACTATATGGGCCTACCTGTCGCTGGGCAGATTGCGGCGGGGCAGACTATCTCGGT